GACACGTTGTTCTCGGCGATAATCATCTTGCCCGTGGTAAGCGCCTCGATCTTGGCCTTCTCGGCGCGGGTGACGACGGACTCGGCGGTGCGGGCGACGTCGTCGAAGACGTAGCGACACACGGAGTCCATCTGCATGTCGAGGCCGCGAGTGATGCGGCGCAGGCGCTCGGAGAGGTTGATCTTCTCCTTGATGAGCAGGGACTCGGTGGTGACGCGCTCGAACGGCACGCGGGAACCGATGTGTGCCTCGGTGTCGAAGCCGTGGATCATGGCAACGGTGGGCAGGTTGCCGTTCTCGGCCAGGCGCGTGTACTCGGCCTCGATGTACTGCGTCTTGCGGTCGGGGAACAGGCGGGAGCCTGTGTAGCTGCGCTGGACGTTGAAGCCCTGCGAGAAGTCGAGCATGTCGCGCTCGGTGATGAGTTCAGAGATGAGACGCATGTTGCGCTGCTCCTTTCGTTAAACCAGGTAGAGGCCTGCGGCGGCGAGGTCTGCCTTCTTCGCCTTGGCCTCGGTGGATACCTTGTCGGCCTTGAGTCGGCCCTGGAAGATGACCGCAGCCGGGCACTTGTCGGTGTCGGTCATGTCGTAGTCCTCAAGGAACACGCCGAACTCGGACGTGCCCGTGAAGAGTGCGCCCGCCTTGATGAGCTTGCGGCCATCGACCTCCTTGGCCATGGCCTGCGTGGCGGTGCGGGTCTTCGCGACGATGCCCACCTCGGAATCGAGGATGCTTTGGGACTCGCCGTAGGTGAACGCCTTATTGAGCGCCATCTTTCTTTCCTCCGTTCATTCGGTTGCTGTAATCGGATGCGAACTTCGACGCGAACGACTGGCTGGGCTTGGTGCCCGCGCCGTCTTTCGGGGGCTGGCGCTTCAGCGCCTCCTGCACGGCGGCGTTTACCGCCTTGGGGAATAGCTCCTTGATCTTGGAGATCGCGGCGTTGGTGTCGTCGGCCTTCTCCGTGACGAACATGGACAGCAGCTCGTCGCCGAGGTCGATGCCTGCGGCCTTCAGCTCGGAGCGCGCGACGCCCATCTGCTCGGCGAGGTTGATGCGACGCTCAAGCTCGGCCTTCTCGCCCTGGGCCTTCTTCAGCTCGTACTGCGCGCGCTGCAGGTCGTTCATGCCCGCCAGCTTCTCGGCCTCGGAGAGCTTGTCGTCGGCCTGCTGCGCAAGCTCCTCGCGGATGCGCTTTTCGAGCTTCTTGCCCTCGCGCGCGAGCTTCTGCTGCACGATGGCGTTCACCTCGTCGTCGGTGTACGTCTTGCCCGAGGGCTTGGGGTCGGTGCCGTTGCCCTCGTTGCCGCTAGGCTCGGGGTCTGGGTCGGTGTCCTCATCGCCTTCTGTGCCATCGCCTGCGGGGTCGGCACTTCCGCCCTGCGGCGGCGTGAGGTTTCCGCCCGCTACGCCAGCGAACTTCTGTCGGTTTCCGTCTTTCGCCATGTTTCGCACCCTCCATAAGGTTTCTCGTGGCTCATGCCTACACGTTTCGCCGTAGCTTTTAGCGGGTTCCACGCCTGCCCGATGCCGTGGCTTTTAGCGACTTCAACGCTCGGTCGGTCTTTGACCAAGCCAGTGTCCCGCGTGCGTGAGATTCGCCCGCTACGAGGGGTCTAGGATGTCTTCAAGGCGTTCTAGCGTCGGCAGATCGGCAAGGCGCATGACCTCCGCGCCTTCATCGGTTATCACCACCATGGGGATGCGCGTTATGCGCTCGGAGTTGTTCATCCGCTCCATGAGGCCGTCCCATGCCCAGTGCTCGCGCACCTGGTCTGGGTATTCGGCTGCAAGCGGCTCTATGACCGCCTTCCTGTAGGCTTCGCACGCGGGGCAGCCCCGGCGTGTGATGTACTCGGCCCTGATCACGTCTCCTCCAATCGGCAAAAGAAAAGCCCCCATGTCGGGGGCTTCGTTCTACCGTGGAGGTGAGAAGGGTGTTCGGTTTTAGCGGTGGAGTTCCTTGTTGCGCTTGCGGATGATAGCCTCGGCCTGCTCTTGGCTTATCTCGTCAAGCCAAAGCTCGCCTACCAGCACGGCCCACAGGTCGTTGTCGTCGCGCCATCTCCCGAGCGTGAAGTTGTAGGTCTCTGCGGTTCCTGCCTCAAGGTCGATGCGAGACACGCGCTTCACGGAATCGTCGGTGTAGTAAATCATTTGCGCACCTCCTCGATGTTGGGCGGGGTTGAAAGCCCGTCGGACAGCTCTATCATGCGGCGCACAAGCTCGGCGCGCCGTTTCGGGTCGGTCTCGGGAAGCCGCTGCTCCTCGTAGAGCTTGTGAAGTTCGTTCTCCTTCAGGGCAAGCGACTCGGGCGTGTGGAACTGAAGCTCGAACTTGAAGCCGTCGGGCGTCTCGAACTGACAGTTGACGCCACGATAGGTCACGCCCGTGCTCTGCAGCGTGTTCTTGACCTTGACCAGAGTATAGCCAGCCTTCTCAAGCTCGGCGCGGATGCGGGCGAACTCGTCGGCGAAGCTGGCCGTTTGAAGCTGGTAGGTGTACCGCAGCACGTCGTGGATGGAGTCGGCCGCTTCCTGCTCGCTCATGGTCTTGTCGTGCGAGTCGGTGCGAATCTTGCGCGCGAGCGACTGCTGACCCTTGAGCCTGAAATCAAGCCCCGCGAGCGTCGAGCCTACGCGCTGAAGCGATTGCAGGAACGACGTGGTTCCAGGCTCTCGCACCATGGCGTCGGAGCGCAAGCGCGTGGCTTGGGTGCCCGAATCGCCTCCGCGCTTCTGCACGTACTCGTCTATCCACTTATCCCAATCGGCCACCTCAAGGGTGTATGAGCAGCGGCACCACGGGTGCATGGGCGGGAAGTTCGTGCCTGGCATGCGCTCGGACAGCTTGGCGGGGTGCTGCTTCTGGTAGGCCTCAAGCTCGCGGCACACCTCGCAGGCCTTGCCGTCGTGTATGCAGCTTATGGCGTAGCTTTCGAACTCGGACTCGTGAACGCGGGCCTGCGCCTCGTTGAAGAGGTACGTGCCCTCGGTGTACACGAGGCGCATAGCCGTTCGGGCGCCGCTGTGGTTCAGCCTCGCCCGAAGCTCGCGCGAGATCTCGTCATAGGAGACGCCGCGCGCTATGAGCTTCGAGAAGTCGTCGTTGAGGTAGCTCGCCAGCTTCTCGCGGTTTGCCCAGATGCGCGCCGAGAAGTCTTCACCGGAGGCCCATGCCGCCCCCACGGTGGCCTTGACCACCTCGGAGTCGTAGCGGTAGAAGTCCTTGCCGAAGCCCAGCTCCTCGGCGGCCATGTTGGCCGCGCGGCGCGCCTGCTCGGAGAAGTGGCGCTGAAGCTCTGCCTGCTCGATGGCCCCTATCTCGTACTGCTGGATGCGTATCTGAAGCTGGATGGCCTCAAGCTCGTTCAGCCGGTAGATGGACTCGCGGACGGGCATGAGGTCGGCGTACTGCGGGTACTTCTTGGCAAAGTCGTCCATGCGCTCCATGAGCAGGGTGCGGTCTTCCGCGCTGATGGATTGCAGCAGGCGGCGGTACTCGATCACCTTGTCCTCGCCGTACTGGGCGTAGTAGGCGGCTATGAGGCGGTCGAGCTTGGCCGCCTCGCTGGCGTACACCTTCTCAAGGCGCTTGCGCAAGGCGGCTTCGTCCTTCTCAAGCTGCGCAAGGAACTCGTCTCGGCGCTCGCGCCAGTACTCGTCGCTAGGCTTGCTCATCGCTGCCCATAAGAAGCTCGATGATCTGCGCCTTGGTGGCGTTCTTCGGAAGGGCCACGCCGCTTCCCTTGGCAAGCTCGCGCAGCTCGTTGATCTTCATGGCCATCAGGCCGGCGTTGTCGTCCGCCTCGGGCTGGGCTTCGGGCTGCTCGGGTTCGTCTTCCTGCGTGGGCGCTTCCTGCGGCTGCTCTGCCTCGGCTTCGGGCTGCTCGGGTTCCTCTGCCAAACGGGCGCTGCCGTAAAGCTCGCCGACCGTCACGAGGTCTTCACGGATGTAGCCCATGCAGCACTCAAGCCAGCCCTCGGCGGCTTCCTCCACCACGACGGCGGTTCCGCTGCCGAGCGTGCCCACGAGGGGTGCATCGGGCTTGGGCTGCTCGCGCACGGCCAGCTTTTTGCCTCGGCTATAGATCGCTACCTTCATCGTTCGTACCTTCCTCTTCGGTGTTTACGGCTTGCGCCGTCCTGTTCGTCGGCATGCCGCCGCTTATGGCGTCGGCCTTCTCTTCCTGCTCGTCGCGCTTGCGCTGCATCTCGGCCTTGGGGTCGCTCACGCACGACAGCACGGAAAGCTGGGTCTCCTCGGACACGATGCCCGAGAGCTGCCCGGCCACGCTGGCCTCGGATTGCAGGTCGTCGGGCATGTTGCGGTGCATGGTCACTTCCACGGCCTGCCAGTCGTCGCCCGCGAAATCGGCGTTGGGGTAGGCCGCGAGCAAACGCATGCGCTCCTGCACGCCGCGCCTGAACTTCAGCTCCTTATTTCGCGCCAGGTTGCTCATGGGCATCATGCGCATCTTGAGCGCTATGCCGGAGGCCGTGGCGAAGTTGTCGTCGGTGATGTCGGGCACCATGGCGGTCTTGTAGATGAGCGTTTCCAGGCGGTTGATGAGGTTTTCCTGCACGCCGTCGGCGTTCGGCTTCACGAGGAACATCACGTCGAGGCCCTCGGTCGATTCGCCGAACAGGTTGATGATCTTGTTCTCGCGGATGTTCTCTATCTCGGACTCGTCAAGCTCCTTGCCCTTGACCACCATGTAGCAGTCGCTGAAGTACTCGACGTCGTTGGCCTTCTCGGACAGCACGGCGTTGTACTGCTCGATGAGCGACAGCACGCCCTCGTACAGGCCGCGCCCCTCGGTATTCTGGCGGAAATCGACCGCAGGCACGCTTCCGAACGCATGCGCGCTAGGCTCGCCGAAGGCGAAGCCATCGTTTGTGCGGGCGAAATCGACCACCTGTGCGGCATCCGACCAGCTGCCCTTGATGGCCCCGTCGTCGCCGTAGAACCAGCGCACGAAGAACAGCGGGCGCTTCAGCACGGAGTCGTCGTACACCATGAAGGCGGTCAGCGGCGCTACCGCGATTGAGCGCGGCATGCCGTCCTCGTCTTGGTAAAGCATCTCGTAGGCATGGCCGAACTTCGAGGCCATCTTCGAAAGCTCTGCGTCCACGTCCTCCTGAAGGTTTCTCGCCGTGAACTCGGCGATGAACGCCTCCACGGCGCTTTTCCGCGAATCGGGCATCCCCTCGGCGTTTCGCACGGAAAGCGTCATGGGCACGCCGATGAAGTAGCCCTCGAAGGTCTGCGTGATGGTGTATGCGAAGTCCGCCGCCATGCGGTTGTCGGGCTTGTAGTCGGGCTTCCTGCGCCAGGCGCGGTCGAAGATGGCGTAATGGCCCCTGTAGGCCGCGTCCAGGTACTCGTAGCGCGGCTTGTGGGCCTGCTCGAACTCGTCGATGAGCCTCTGAAGCAGCTCGGGCGTCATCTCGGTGCCGGCGGGCACGCGGAAGTCCTCGGTCTCAGGCTCGCGCTGCATCTGGTCGTAGTAGAAGGAATGGAACTCGTGCGCCACTTATATGCCTCCCTTGAAGAACTTCACGCCCGGCTTGCTCTGCCACTGCCTTATCGCGCTTGCGAGCGAATCCGGCATGTCGTCGTGCGCTGCGTTCTCGCTGTAGTCGAGCACCTGGTTCAATGCGTCCGCGTCGAGCGGGTACTGGTCGCAGTCGAGGAACCTCACGTTGGCCCACTGGCTGCGCAGGTGCGTGCTTATCTTGATGTACTTGTTCTCCGCCTCCTGGTAGGAGCAGCACGGGTGCCCCCTGCGGATGATGGACTTGCGCAGATAGCCCTTGTCGGCGTTCGACTCGCAGAAGACAGTGCCGATACGCAGGGCCTTGCACTCCTTCAGGATCTCGTCGAGGCAGTCGTCTACGTGCCTATGCCACATGCGGATGTGCGCGTACCAGATGCCGCTCCTCTCCCTAACGCAGGTGAAGGCCGTGTAGTCAGCGCCGCCGTAGCTCGCGTCTATGTGGCCTATGCCGTCCGCCAAAAGCTGCGGCTCTTTGAAGAACTGCGCGTTGGTGAACATGGCGTCCTCGTCGGCGATGTGCTTCAACTCGTAGTTGGCAGCGAAAAGCGAAGGCGACATGCTGGCGCGCACGCGCTCTATGTCCTCGCGGCTCATGAGTCCCGTCTCGAAGCAGCTCCATCGGCGGATGTTGGGCATCAGCTGGAAGGCGTCGTCCTTGTGCCACGGCGTGCCCGTGTTGAAGATGCGCCCGCCTCGGTTGCGGATGTTCTGAAGCTCCATGTACAGCAGCTTGATGCGCTCGCGCTCGGCTGCGGACACCCTGTCCTTCACGTTCACGATGTCGTCGGTGAACACCTTGTCGGCGTGCTTGCCCGTGAGAGAGCCGCCGCAGCCAAGCCCCAGCAGCTGGGGAGCGCCCGACACGCCCTGCTTGAGGTTCGTCGACACCGAGGACTGCGTGGCCTTGGTTATCACGAGGTCGGTGCCGTAGAGCATGCGACCCAAAGCCTGGAACCACTCGGATTGCAGCACGTTGGCCGTTGCCGTCATGACCTCCGCCACGTCGTCGTCAGTCTTGCGCAGGAATATGACGCGCTCGCCGGGGAACAGCACGAGGATGAAGGCGAACGAGATGTGCAGGCACGTGGTCTTGAAGGAGCCTCGGTGCGCCTGGATGGTCTCGTCCTCGGTGCCGAACACCATGTCCTTGATCCACTTGTTGTGAAGATCGGTGAGCTTGTCGTATCCCAGCTTCACGGCGATGTCGGCGGGGCAGTCGTACACCAGGTCGATGAGGTCAGCCCTTGTCGGCATGGCGCTTCGCCTCTATCAACTTGCCAATCTCCTCGGCGGCGTGCGTGACGTCTGCGGAGACCTCCACCTTCTCGACGGGCCGCTCGCCTGCGGTGTCGCGGAGGAACTGCAAGGCGGCTATGTCGCCGCGCATGGCCTTCTTCGCCACCTTGAGCACGCTTATCTCGGATACCGTGAGCTTGCGGTCGGGGTAGTCCTCGAAGGACATGCCCTCAAGCTCGTCAAGCTCGGCGTCGGTGCCCTCGAACGGCATGTGCAGCACGGTCTTGGCGATCTCCTGCAGCTGCTTCTTCTCGCGGCGCTTCTTGGCGGCGGCCTTGCCGGCCTTCGAGGCAGCGGCCCGGCGCTGCTCGGGCGTCTGGTCGCGCTTCGGCTTGATGAGGTTCTGGTCGTTCATGGCTAGTCCTCGAACGTGAGGCCCATGAAGCGCAGGCGCTTGTCAAGCTCGGCGAGCGCGCCGAAGTCGTTGGAGCCGTACACGAGGGCGTGGACGATGGCGGTGTCCATGACGTACTGCCACTGGCGCTCGTCCCAGCGGTCGCTGCAACGGTCGTCGCGCCACGCGTTGAACCATGTGACGGTCTCGGCGGGCCAGTCTGTGTCGGTGGGAAGTGTGGGCTTCTCTCGCTTGGCTGCCATGCGTTCACTCCTCTCTGTTTTGCTTTGACGATGGAAAGGGCCAGCGCCTTATGATCGCGCTGGCCCTGGGTTCCCCCTTAGTAGGAGGAGCGGCCGGAAGAGCTGCCGCGACCGCGATTGAACGCGGAGCGCACTCGGTTGGCGATGTTTCCCGCTGCGCGGCGAATACGACCGAACATGCCTGCCTCCTCTCGTTTTCGGGAACAAAAAAGGCGTCCCGAAGGACACCTTGATTTTCCTATGCGCGTGAGATTGGCCTTAGGCCTCAAGGGCCTCAAGGATCTTCGACCCGTCCATGTACAGGTCGCCGTACTTCGCCAGGGCATACTCCCTGATGAAGCTTTCGAGGTCGTCGGAGTCGCGGAACACGCACACGACGTAGTAGGCACTGCTCCAAACGTTGTCGTAGTAGGGCTTAACCTCAAGCGACTCGAACGCCTTGAGTATGGCATCGGCCTCGGCGAAGCTGTCGCCTTCGAGGCTGTCGGTGGTCTCGACCGAATCGAGCGGGTTCGGCATCGGCGTGCCCTTCTGCTCCTTCGGCTTGAACTGCCGCTTGTTCTGAAGGCCTATACGCTCCTCGAACACGGGGCGGATTACGTCGCCGAACGTCCAGCCCTCGGCATCGGCCTTGACCAGATCGGCGAAGCGCCCGCGCTCCTCGGCGTCATGGAAGCAGAAGCAGATCCAGAAGCCGGAATCGACGGCCATCTGAAAGCGCTTCTCCTCGCGCTTCTCGCGGTCTCGGTAGCTTTTCTGGTGGTCGGTCAGCTGCGCTTCCTCGGCCGCCTTAGCCTCTTTACGCGCCTTCTGCGGCTTCTCAAACTTAAAGCCCATAGTGCTCCCACCTCTTCTCGTCTGCCTCGATGAACGGGTACCACTTCTTGACCACGGCGAAATCGTCGGGGCGCTTTTCGCGCAGGGGCTTCATGAAGCGCATGTCCAGGCCGTCGAAGCTGCGCCCGAACAGCTCGTAGTCCGGAGGCAGGCCGATGCCCCTGCGGGCGATCGCATCCATGACCTCTGCCTTCGTCCAGTCCGCAACCACCGAGGCCTTGTGCGTGGTCTGCTTCATGAGGCCGTGCTTGGTGAGGCTGGCTCGACGGTACGGGTTGTCGCAGGCGCGCACGCCGTCGCAGAACCACGTGTCATCGGGCAGGCTGAGATCTTCGAGGATGTAGGGGCGCATGTCGTCGTAGCTGTAGACCGGCATGTTCGCGGCCTCGATCACGTCGCAGTGCGCCGGGCTTTGGAACACGCAGTTGTTGAGCGTCCTCGACCATCTGGGGTGCGGGTACTGGTGTATCTTCACGCCGAACACCTTCTCGATGGTTCGCACGTTCTGCTCGACCATCGGAAGGCCCGGGATAGACCAGTAGTAGATCGGCACGACCTCTATACCCTCGTCCTCAAGCGCCACCCAGGCGGCCAGCGAGTCCTTGCCCAGCGAGCAGGAAAGCACCACGGGGCGTCCTTCCGCCTTGAGCCGCTTGCGAATCTCGGCGCTAGTCGGCTGGCCCTTGATTATCGTCGGCATCTTCGCTCCTCTCCGTTATCTCGATGGGTTCGCCCATTCCGTTCAACGTCAGCTTAAAGCCCATGTGAGAAGCCATGAGCGCGAGGTTTCCCGCGCCTAGGTCGGAACCTTGTTTGATCGTATTCTGAACGTAGTTCCTGCTCTTGCCCATGGCCTTTGAAAGCGCGTACATGCTCATGCCGGAACGGTCGAGCATTTCTTTAAGCGCCTCAGTCGGTGTCATGCAACCTCCCTTCATGCCTTGATCTGATCCCCTGATAATACAGCAATAGCAATAGGGATACAACAATAGCAATTGTGCATGTATTGTGTAGAACAATAGCTATTGTGCATTGTACCTATAGCACACTAATTATTGTGCAATAATTCAGTTGTCAGCAATGAGGGCCACAAAGCCCACAGAGCTAGCAAGCAGCTTTAGAACCGAATAAGGAGGCTACAGAGATGGCAGAGCAGCAGAGTTTAGATCTGGTGGTAAGTGGTCAGCTGGTGAGCAACCACACGATCCTAGCCA